GTGTGACGATTGGCCCACGTTACGGGCCACCTTCCGCCGGTAGTCTAAATGGCAATGACACCCCGACAAGGGAGTTGGATAGCGGGTTCGATTCCCGCACGGCGGATCGGGGAAAGTAAGGTCCAAACTTGCAAGTACCCTGGAGTTCGGCTTCACTCCGTCAACAAAAGGGCCGCCAGCTCCTATAGCTCAGCGGTAGAGCGCCCTCCTTACAAGTGGGATGTCGTCAGTTCAAATCTGGCTGGGAGTATGTTTTTTCTGTAAAATGAAAAAAGCAAAGCTCAGAAAAATTATTCAGAAACCCTTGCGGTTTCACCATCAGGATATTCACGAAGAGATCGAGGGTTTAACCGACCTTTTGATGCAAATCGGAAATCGTTTGGTTTCAATTGAAAGAACGTTGGAAGAGCTCAAGAAAGAGAAAGTGGACGGTTAACCGTACCTGGGAGGGCGGTTTACCCCCTTTACCTTTGGGCCAAAAAGCGCTATGCTTATAGCATGGATAACTTGCGAAACAACCTGATTGCCTGGCTGAATCAAAACGGTTTGGGGCCTCTGGCGGACCTGGACATCCGCGTTTCTACGGACGACCGTTTCCCTGGTTTGTTCAACCTGAAGTACGGAGTAATTGGTACCGACAAGGGTAACCCGATCGTACGTGCTTGCCGTGGTGCCGTAGTTCAGAAAGACGACGACGGTTTCTCTCTGGTAGCTTACGCGTTCGACCGGTTCTTCAACCTGGGCGAAGCTGAAGCTGATGAGATTGATTGGTCCTCCGCGAACGTATACGAGAAGTATGATGGCTCGTTGATCAAACTGTTCTGGAACGGTGTGCAGTGGGTTGTTTCTACCTCCGGTTCTGTCGGCGGTGCTGGCAGCGTTGGTGATTCCGGTAAGTCGTTTGAAGAGCTGTTCTGGGATACCTTCCGGTACATGCGCTATAACGCTTTCGACCTGAACCCGAATTACTGCTATGTGTTTGAGTTGTGCGCTGCCGAGAACCGGATCGTTGTGAAGTACGACGAGCCGATGTTACGGCTGCTGGCAGTGCGGGATCGTGCGAACGATTTCGTAGAGTTGCCGCTGGGTGATTTCTCCCGCGTATTCTGGGTGGCTGAGTCCTTCAATTTCGGTGCTGACAACATCGTTGACGCAGTCAACGCTCGCGGTGCCGACCACGAAGGCTTCATCGTTTGCGACGCGAACGGTAACCGAATCAAGGTTAAGTCCGACGTTTACGTTCAGTTGCATCGCGTTCGCGGTAACGGGGATCCTGACTTCTCCGAGCTGTACCTGAACGACGATCTGGACGAGTTCCTGCTGCACTTCCCTGACTATTCCGCAGAGTTCAACGCTTTGCGCGATCGTATCGGCGATATCGGGTTCATGGTTGAGGGTTTCGTGCGACTGTACGAAGGTTACTCCCAGAAGGAATTTGCGGGCATTGTCCTCGAAAACCACCCGAATGTTTCCGGTGCAATGTTCGGCATTCGTGCCGGCAAGTACGCGAACTTCATGGAATTCGTGGGGCAAATGAAGCCCAAGCAGCTGGACGCCTTGCTGGGCCTGTGACTTTAACACAGCCCAGCTGCGACCCTCGAACCCTGATTGAATCCTGACGATGAAACCCTACCTACACGGGAGACTCCACGCTAAAAAGTACGGAGGACTTCCCGATGACTACGCTGACATCGATGACTTTATCGACAGCAGCAAAGCAACCTTTCCGGACTTTCGCCACCGGGCGATTCTGCATTCCGCGTTCGGTTGCTTCCTCGTAGAGCAAATGTTCGGCCGAGTCCGAACCAACTCCGCAGGAATAACTTACTCACCGAGGGACATTGCCGAGGACCACATCATACAGGACCTCGGTTTTATTCCCACGGTGGAAAAATACCTGGAGAACATGACTCCACAACCGTGGATGTCTGGAACATCCAAAGGCAACAAACAATCCCGCTTTATTCCACTGAAGATCGACTAATGAAAACGGAAAACACGATGAATGAGCTGATTGAGCAGTTTGAGGGGTTTCAACGGGAGTTTCAAACCCGTGCTCGCGCAGAAATTTCCAAGATGTTTGAGAAGTTCTGGGAACTGAACCCCGGGATTAACGCAGTTGTTTGGACGCAGTACGCACCTTATTTCAACGATGGAGAGCCCTGCACATTCTCAGTGAATGACTGCGCCTTCACCAACGCGATCGAACCTGAAGACCTGGATCAAATCCGCTGGGAAGACTATGACGGTGAGAAAGAAGGCATCTGGGCGGCAAGCTCTTGGAGCCTGACGTATCTGAAGAAGCAAGGGTTTAACCCCGAAGGCATCAACAAGGAGAGTATGAAGGCACTTTCCAAGATGCTGTGCAATTCCGCCTTTGAGGGTCCCATGCTGGGAATGTTCGGTGATGACAACCGGGTAATCGCCACGCGGGATGGTTTCCAGGTTGAAGATTACAGCGGCAACCACGACTGAGCGCCATGGGGGGGCGGTTAACCGTACCTCAGAGGGCGGTTTGCCCCCCTTTCGAAAACGGGGGAAGTGAGCTATACTAAAGGTATGGAAATGAAGAAAATGAACCTGTACATCATCCACGACGTCCTGTACGATTACACGGCGGGCATGGTCGTGATCGCTGCTTCCTCGCTGGAGCGTTGTCGTGAGCTGTTCGAGGAGGAGTTCGACTCGCATATGAAAGAGTACGACGATGCCGTCAAAAATAACTACTACTCGGTCTACCAAGTTGTAGACGAGGAGGAAGGTGTTAAGGATTACGTTTACGGTGGTTCTTGAATAATGAACCGTAACTACTGTCTGATCGGCGATATTCACTCGCAGTATCGCCCTCTGTGGGAGGCTTTAGCCTACTGCCAGAACAACGCTCTGATTCCCGTAATTCTGGGCGATGTGTTTGACTCCCGCTGCGACTTCAGCGATTCCGCTGGTGTGTACCAGCTGCTGAAGCAAGCTCAGAAAGAACTGGGTGCGATTGTTCTGCGTTCCAACCACCAGGACAAGCTGGAGCGATACATTCGCGGAAATAACGTTCACGTTTCGCCTGAGTTGGCTCGCACGATTGAAGATTTCGCGGCGGCTGAGATTCCGCTGTCGGAAGTGGGCCAGTGGCTGGAAACGATGCCTTACGGCTTCTGTTTTCGCGATGATTCAAACCAGGAGTACAGGTGCTCACACGCATACTTCCCTTCCTGGCTCGAAGTGCCTGACTACCCGCTGTTTCACATGGTATTTGACGTGCCGAAGAAGGCGAAGAGCCTGATGATGTACGGACCGAACAGTAAAGAAGGAAAAGGTCGTGTATTCTGGTGGGAGCACGCCAGCGAGCGGCCATGGGTGCGCGTCGCCGGACACTACCACGTGGTTTGTTCAACCGAGAATTCTTTGGTGCTCGATGCCGGTTGCGGTGGGGTCAAGCGGTCGTGGTTCTGCGAAGAGTCGCCTGCCCTGGTTCTCTGGGACTGCCACCGGAAGGAACTCGTTGAAATTCGAGCTTGATTACAATTCCACTTGTTGTTTATGAACCCCACAAAATGAAAACAAAAGTCGAAATCAGCTACTGCTGGAAGCTTCTCTCTAAAGAGGGGCATCTGCTAGACCCCCAAACCAGTTGGGGTGAATATGTCTTCAACACGTATGGTTATCCGACTCGCGAAGAAGCGTTTGCAGACTATCAAAGCCAAAGATTGTTAGGACAAACACTTGTTCTTATCGAAACCTATACCACAGTTGCTGACTGGGACAACAATGACTGACTTTCCTTCCTACGAACTGGTGCAACGCTTAATGCACGAATCCGGTTTTCCTGTCGCAGATCCAAACGATGAAATGGTCTTTCCTGAGGCCAAGTTTATGAAACTAGCAAGCCGCCTCATTCAGTACGGTGCCGACCAGGAGCTGGAGGCGTGTTGTGAGTGGTTACAAGATCCTGATCTGAATGTTGACACTTACAAACTCCGCAACGCCCGTCGCCCCAAGCCGCCGAGCCTGAAGGAGAAGGCGCTAGAGGCATTAGGACCGGAACCATTGCCGAAGACTGGCCCCAGAGGAGACATAATCCTTAACGCAGGAACCATTGAACGCCACCGTCTCGTCCGCAAAGCCCTGGAGGCCCTGCCAAATGACTGACGCCATCGATTCACTGACATCCGACCTGAAAGAGTTCTACGCAAAAGCGTACGAAGCCGGAGCGAGAGACTTTGAAGAGTTGGTTCACCGCCACGCGACTTACTTGGCAGACTCTCTGCACAGTAAAGCTCAGCAAGAAGCCATCCTCGCCGTTCGCGACGCTATGAGAGAGATTTTTGAGAGCCGCTGGATCGAGGCTCAAAAACAAGCCCTTACCAAAGCCTGAAAATTACAAAACAATGACTGCACAAAAACGTCAACAAATTACCGAGACTCGTCAACTCGACATCGACTATTGTTCTATTCAAACAGCTATTGCAAATTTGACGGAAGCGATGGAACAAGGTTTCACGCAAGTGGAACTGGAAGCCGAGCGAGGATATTACGACTGCGTTACCGCAATCTTTACGGTAACCAAGCGAAGAGAGGAAAATGATGAGGAGTTTAACGCTCGTCTCAATAGAGAAGAGTTCATTCGAAAGAGTCGTCGCCAGGAGTACGAACGCCTGAAGAAAGAGTTCGGGGACGCCTGAGGGCGGTTTCCCGTACCGCCGAGGGCGGTTTGCCCCCTTTCGACTTTGGTAGAAATGAGCTATGCTTAACGCATGATGAAACTCACGAAACAAGCTCTCACCCGACTCCAGGAAGCCCCCGTAAAGGTGAAGCTCTATAACGGTTGCTTCAACGTCGCTTCCGTTGTAGCAGAGTTCTCCCGATACAGCGTTGAACTTCGTGTTGAAACTACCAATCCCCTTCTAGAATGGCAGTGCGGAAACAAGAGCGAAGTTTCTCTGATTTACTGGAAGGGCTGCGAAGGGACGCATCTTGAAGTACCTAACGAACTGAACGTCCTTGTTGAGAAGCTGCGTTCTGCAGGCACAATGAGTAACGAGGAGGCCTCAAAGCTGAGTCGCGAGAACATGGCTGCCTTCACCTCCACTTGTGCGGCCCTAGGTCTGTGAGGGCGGTTACCCGCCCACGCCAGGGCGGTTTACCCCCTTTACTCCCGTGCCAAAACCAGCTATAGTTATAACATGAAGATCACCACTAAGGTTCGCCGTACCCACCTCGGTCCCCGATACGACATTTACGTTGACGGTGTTTACAGCGCCACTGCTTACACTGCTCGTGAGATTGAGCCGATCATTCAAACCCTGGAGCTCAAGTACCTGTGAACCACACCGAACACTCTTATTTCATCGAGGAATTCGAAAATATGCGCGGAATTGAACTTCAGACGCTCGTTGCGAGTCGTCTTGAAGACATGGCTGATCAGGTTGAGTTCCTCTATAAGCAAGGAAACCATGCTGATGCGGAACTGCTTCGCAACGAAGGTCTTTTCATGGCGGACGCTTGCGACGCTGGCCTTTCTTTTCTGTTCATAAACGACCTGAATCTCTCAGAATGAAACCGTTTCTGTTTTGCCTCGGCTCTGTGATCTTCGGCCAAGTTGTCCTGGCACAGAGCATTCCTGTGCAGAAATTTGGCAGCTGCCCAATCCGAACGTTTGCGTCCGGTGGTGCCTGCGTTCCTGAAGGTAACACCCAAGTTTTCTACAATGGTGGAGAAACCTGCCCCATCGGCTGGACTCGCTCACGCAACTACTGCGTGCGCTGAGGGCGGTTTCCCGTACCTAGGAGGGCGGTTTACCCGCTTTACTTCCGTCCCAAAACCCGCTATAATACTTACAGTTCAAACAACTTCCGAAAACAACATGCCTGCTTTTGCTGTCACCAACAACCTCGACTGGACCGTGTCTCACCGTCCCCTGTTCTTCACCGGGAACGACGGTCAGCCCATCAAGTGGGACGAGAAGGTTGCCGTCGTCCGCGATGACAACGGTAAGTGCCTTGGTTCCGTGTCCCCCAATTACGAGACGGTTCAAAACAGCGACCTTCTGAAACTGATCAACCCCATGGTTGAAGAAGGTTTGCTCTCCGTTGAGAACATGGGTTACCTGAACAACGGTGCTCGGGTCTTCGCCCAAGCCCAAGTTAACCAAGAGTTCAAAGTCATCGGCGAGAACTACAAGGCTTACATCACCCTTCTGAACGGCCACGTTGGCAACGCCAGCGTTGCAATCGGCCCTTCGGCCACTCGCGTCATCTGCGGTAACACTTTCGCAATGGCCTACTCTGACCTGAGCGAGAAGTACCGCCACCAGGCTGGTGTGAACGAGCGTGTGCTTGAATCCACCGCTGTGGTTGACTACGTCAACGGTGCGATGAAAAAATACGCCGAGTACGTGGATAAGCTGGCCGTTACGCCTTGCTCCCAGGCGCAGTTCCGTAACGCTCTGGAGGCGATCTACCAGAAAGATGTTGACACCATGCGTGACTCCTTTGTGACCCAACTGAACGGTCTGTTCTACACGGGTCGCGGTAACGAAGGTCGCACCTTCTACGATGCGTTCAACGCTGTGACCGAATACGCTTCCAACTACTCGCGGAAGACCTCGGCTGGTCGCTTCAATTACGCCAACTTTGGCCAGGGTTCTCGCATCAACCAGCGTGCGATGCGAGTGCTGACCGAACTGGCTGCTGTGTGACCCTACTGGGGGGATAAATCTCCCCCCTTTTTTTTGTTCCTCTATAACAAGACGATGAAATTTCAAATCGGTGACCTCGTCACCAAGTTCAACGGCAAAAAACCCGCAGAAGTAGTTTGGCGTCAAGAATCCAATATGCAAGGTTACTACAAGTGCGTCTACCTTGAGTCCGGCCAAGCCTTTCACAACTACGGCTCCGACCTGAAACCCTACGAACAAGAAACTGAAATGACTAACACCAAAACCCTGTACTCTTTCACTGTTGACGGCAAGACCGCTTACGGCACTCACATTGGCACCAACAGTCAGAACAAATATCTGATTGAAGAAAAAAGTACTGGTGCTATTCATGTTCTTGATAAGGATCAACTTGAAGAAGTTCTGCCTTATACCTTCAGTGCTAAACTAAGTGGTAGTGAACAGCATTATATTGGTACTCCTGGTACTCTCAAAGTGAATGACATTCTTCTTTGTACTGCTGGCAACTCTCCTACGGTTGCTGTAGTCACTGCTCTGGATACTAAGAACAAGAGTGCTCGTAAGTTCAAGGGTGCCAAGATCGTTACGGAGGCAATCTGAAAATATGTCTCCTAAAAATTCTATTGGTGCGGAAAAGGCAATTGCATTGTATGATACTGAGTGGTGGAAAGAAAAGTCTTATCGTGAAATTGCTGAATTTCAACTTTTCACAAAAGAACTTTGTTGCCCCTTCGATGTCTTTCACGAAGCAGTTGAGAAGTCACTGGGTCGTCCTGTATTCACTCACGAATTTGGACTAAACTATGGGGGAATTTGTAAAGAGTTTCTGGGTGAGAAAGAATCTCCCACGATGAATGAGATTCTGAGTCTGATTCCCCAAGAAAAACTTATTGTCGTTACTAACTGATTATCAAATGACTAAAGTAGTGTATAATTCCTGTTTTGGTGGGTTCGGTCTCTCTAATGAGGCAATGGACCGAATGATTGAATTGGGTTATGATGGATTGGAACCCAATCCCGAATATAATCCAAACTCCAAAAGTATATTCAATTGCAAATACTATGGCGATTATAGCATTCCACGACATAATCCTATTCTTGTTCAAGTTGTAGAAGAACTGGGTGACAAAGCAAGTGGTGATTGTGCTAAACTTGCTATTGCCAAAATCTCTGGTCCTTATCGTATTGATGAGTATGATGGGTCTGAGAGTGTTAAACAACCTGATGGTTACGATTGGATTACTCCCTGAACTTTATTTGAGGTAAATCATGAAACGACAAAACGGATTTATTGACCCCGCCATTGCTCTTGTTGCTGTCAGTATTGTGGTAGTTGGTGGTCTCCTCTTTGTTGGTGGTCCACTGTACAATGTGTGGCAACAATCTCTTGCCGGTAAGGCAGAACTGCAGAAGGCAGAATACACTCGCCAGGTAGCAGTTCTGGAAGCACAAGCAAAGAAAGATTCTGCACAACAACTTGCTGATGCCGAAATCATCCGTGCTTCTGGTGTTGCTAAAGCAAACCAAATCATCGGTGATAGTCTGAAGGACAATCGCGAGTACCTCCAGTATCTGTACATCACTGGACTGGAAGAAGGTTCCAACAAAGGTAACGTAACCATCTACGTTCCCACTGAGGGTGGAATGCCTGTTCCTACTCTGCAAATGAACAAGTGACCCAACTGCGTCCACATCACTTTCTACCGCAATGCAAATTACCTTTTACGGCTACGCTCCGCGCGAACGATCCATCACCGTGGATCAAGACGACATCGCAACTCTCCGCAAAATCATGCGCCAAGAGTTCCTCGATCACATCGAGTACGGTCCTTTCGCCAGTCCTTACCCAAGCGAAACCACCAAAGCTATTTTGGCGTTCTGCGCTCGTCACGGTGTGGACGGTTCTTACACGTCCGATCGGCTAGCTTTCTTCAAAGCACTGCTCGGAGGCGTCAATGACTGAACAACACCCCATTACTCCACCTCTCGAGGTGATGCTGAAGTTGCGCTCCCAGTTTCACAACGGAGAAACTCTTGAGGCCACATGGACCCTAGCCTTCCAAGCAGGCGCCGACCAGGAACTGGAGGCGTGTACGAAATGGATCGAAGATTGTGGATATCATCCTTCCGTTCCCAAAGATCTTTTCGCCGCCCGCCGCCCCAAGCCGCCGAGTTTGAAGCAGCAGGCGCTGGAGGAACTAGAAAATATGGTAAAAGCCGCTAAAGACTTCGGTTTTGGCGGAACCGACCCGACTGCAATCCGACGCGTCCTGGAGCAACTCGATGACTGATTATTCTTCTGGGAGATAAATCATGGCTTTGCAAATCACAAACCTTCGGGTGGACTTTCGTACCTCGGAGTCACCTAAACCGTGGCCCAATGTCCCCTACATGATAGTCAACTGCGTTTTCAAATGCAGTCGTTCAAACGATCCCGGCGAAGACTTCGTCTGGTGTCAAGCAAAGGGCGGATCCGAAGAGTATAAACAGGTCCTCACTATCGACGACCCTAAGCGTTACGATGCCTGGATTTGCGACGATCTGGGCTGGAGTCTTTCCAGTAAGTACGATGGTTATGGCAGAGCGTGGACCCACGAAGATCCCACTTGGCAGTATATTGAAAAGTTCGATTGTTTCTGGTTTCGTGAGTGGGTTGCCGATTGCACCGTGACTCGTGCCATTGTTGCTGAGTTGGAATACTACAAGCAACACGGAAAGCTGCCCTCAGTTTACCGCTCTGTCGAGGACGGTATAATACTCTCGCATCTTCGCACACTTCATTCGTACTGGGACTGATGGATCCGATCAAAGCCGCCCACCTCGAGGTCGCCAAGAAAGTCTACACCGGTATAGTGAAAGACTTCCAAATGGAAAGGGTCGCAGTATTGTTGCATGATGACCCCAAGCAGATTGAAAGGGCACTAGATGCCGCAGCCTCCTTCGCTTACCAAGCCGCCGAGGCGTTTACTTGCGTTTACCGAATGAGGGAGATCGAAAGTGAGTGAACCTCTTTATCGAGTCAGAATGCGAGACGGATCCGAATACGAGAATTTAACCCACGACGAAACTCTCCCTCTAATCTCTGGAGAAAACTCGGGGGAATGGCTCATGGTTACTCCAATGGAATACGCGAAAAATTGCGACCCTGAAAACGCTCAACGGAGAAAAGCATGGGGAATGTGAACGATCCGGATTGTTGTCGTCGAAGTTTCGCAGCCTCGATCAAAGACACGGCGAAGCGACTTCTCGAGGATCCAACGATTGCCCCTCGCGCCGTGGCGAAAGAGCGGATGGCAATCTGTGAAAGCTGCGACCGTTACCGCAGCGACAGTCAAACCTGTGAGGTTTGCGGTTGTTTCATGCCGCTGAAGACTGCGTCAGCCAATATGCGGTGCCCCGTTGACAAGTGGGAGGAGTGGAAGCGTGGAAATTGAGCGTCTGCTATTCCAGGTTACGCCCCACCTTGTAGAAGATTTTATCACCGCCGACAATCAAGTCTGGCTCCCCTGGCTTCAACGTCAACGTGGCTTCTTGCGCAAGACCCACTCAGTCAACCCTGGGGGAATGGTCGAGACGTTAATCTTCTGGAAGGATTCTCAATCTCGCAAGAAAGCTGAAAGGTCGCCAGAACTTGCAACGATCGAGCTCATGTTCCGAAACCGCATCGGCCCAATTTACCGGCTCGTGAGTTCTAGCTAAACTGTTTTCGGAGTTCAACACAAGTTTTGCTCAGTTAGCTATCTGGTGAAAGCACCCGACTCATAATCGGATACAGGCGAGTCCGATCCTCGCACTGAGCACCTGGGAGCGTGGTGAAATCGGTAGACACAACGGACTTAAAATCCGTCGGCATTAGCTGTAGGGGTTCAAGTCCCCTCGCTCCTACTTGGAGAGAGTCCGGTCGGGGGATAAAACCCTTCGCAGGTTCGAGTCCTGTTCTCTCCGTTAGTTACGAACTTCCTCGTAACTACCCAATTTACAATCTTAGTAACAACATACTATGGCTATCGAAAATCGTGACGACGTGGTGAACGTTCTCGTTTCCCGCGTTTGTGAAAACGCTCCCCTGCGCGAGCTGATTCGTGTTTACAGCGAAGCTGTCCAAGCTGCTGTAAGCCAAATGGACGACGACGGACTTCTCCGTGCGATCGTTCAAGCTGGTTACCCTGACATCCTTGAGGCCTTCGGCCTGGTTGCCCCTGGGCTCACCGAGGAGCCCGCTGCGGAGCCTGCCGCTGTGTGAGGGACGGTGGGCCTAGCCACCGGTTGAGGCCCGCTGCAGGCTGTTTTCGACGGGTAGGGTTTCCCCTACCTTCTTAGGGCGGTTTCCCGGCTTTACGGGGACCGCCTTTTGAGCTATGCTTGAAGCATGAAAAGAGTACCGAACTGGCTACACAACTCCGGTAAAGAGAAGAAAGGCAAAGGACGCTGCAAGGGTCGCGTTCGCGCGAACAAGCAGCGGATACGGGTGCTGCGTGCCAAGTACGGTTAACCGTACCTGACAGGGCGGTTTACCCCCTTTCGAAAACGGCCGAAACGCGCTATAATACATAGATAGATAAGAGGAACCCCCCAATGACCATGACTGTTCGCCAAATGATTGAATGGATGTCTACCTTTGAAGACCAAGATGCCATCGTTGAAGTAGTTGTCCACAGTGAGGGTCGTGGTTATTACGACCAAGGTGGAAATGTTGATACTATGGAATTCAATCCCGAACAACATGTAGAATATACTGATATGCGCGGTAATCAGTTTGTGCATGAGGGAGATCCTTATTATAATCGAAGATCTGTAGTGTTTGGTGAGGTGAACGGTTAACCGTACCTGACAGGGCGGTTTGCCCCCTTTCCAAAACAGCCAAACCACGCTATAGTTATATCATGAACAAAGTCCTCTGCCACCTCGGCGATCCCCGTCAGTCCAAGCCCGAAACTCTCCAGGAGTACGGTAAGCTCCGCGAGCGTATGATTCAGCGTCCCTGGGAGGCGCTGCACGAGCACGAATTCATTCGCCTTGTGACCGAGAAAGGTTGCCCCTTTTACGGCGGTCTCCTGAACGGTCGCGATCTGATGGAACTTCAGTTCGAAAAGCTCTGCTGGCGCACTCAAACCATTGTCGGCCTTGACTTTGACGTTTGCGAAGTTTCCGGTAACGACATGGTCCAGTGGTTTGACTACTTCGACATGAAACCTTGGCTCGGTTACTTCACCTTTTCCAACGACGGTCGTTTCCGCAACCAATCCTACCGCCTGCTGTGGCGTGTTGAAACCGACCTGAATCTGTCATACGACGAGTGTGCTCGCGCCCTGAAAGCTATGCGTGCTCAGTCTGGCAACCTTGCTGACAAGCATGCAGCGAATCCCACTCGCATGTGGCAAGGAACCAACAGCGGGTTCTTTCACTACGCTCACGACGCGAAGCGTCTCAACCTGAAGGAGCTTGCTTACAACACTCAGATGCCCACTGTTTTGTCTTTTGCTTAAGAATATGAAACTCTACCGATACAAGAAAGACGGACACCTTTATACTCTTTGTGAGCAGTTGAGACCATTCTATAATCTTATAGCAGTTCCTTATTTTCCAAATCAGGGAGTTCTTGCTAAAAGTAAGAGGAGTGTTTCTATGAATGACTTTACTGTGGTTGCTGAACGATGACTGAACGAAAAGTCAGAGTCGAAGCACTCAGCGCCAAGGCGAAGAATCGCCTAGCAAACTCAATGGATGGTAATCCGGTTTGCGTCGTGGAACAGGATACCGGCGGAGAACTTTTCCTTGCCGCCGAAAACCGTAAATACTTCTTCTGGGTGTCTACTCGGACTGGATCCAACCGTTTCGGAAACTTGCAGGACAAACACTGGAAAATTGCAGAGGGTGAAGAATGACTGAACAAGAAGAACTTCTCAAAGAGTATCAACAAGAAATTGAGAAATGTTGGGAACTTGCTCAAAAACTTGATTCCCTAAATCCTGACCTTGTTGGTGCCTTTACTGGTTCTCCAAGTGAGAGGATTGAACGACAACTTTACACTCTTGGTATTTTGAACTGAAATGAAACCTTATCTTTTGATTGCTGGGGACAACTATTACCCTTGCTCCGGAACTCAGGACTGGATTGAATGCTACGAAACCGAAGAGGAAGCAGAAGAAAAATGGGAGGAAATAACATCAAAAACAAAGTATAGGTATGATTGGTATGAAATTGTTGATTTACGAGAGTGGATGAAATGACTAAACTACTCAAATACATCAAATCTCTAAAAACAATCTATGTTCCTTCACTTTGGTTTGGTGTTCTGTTAGTTGCTTTGTTCTTTCCACAGTATGTTTTGTGGTTTATGTTTGGAACTGCTTGGGGAGTATTGTGGATGATTGCTTACAATT